AAATCATTGAGTTTAGTGTGGATTCGCGGTTCTGGCACACCTCGGTAAGCCGATTCGTCCCGAAGGCGGACAATCTCTCCCAATTCCGCCATTGCGATTTCTTTCATTCCGAATAGTGCCTAGCCGAGCCATTTTCAGGGAAAATCTTCCCAATGGGGGTCGTGGGTCTGGATGCGCGCTCAAAAAAGGTAGGGGTCATACGATCGCGCTTAGAACTATTGCATTGAGAGCAGCAAGCCACCATATTAGAAGCTTCATCAGTTCCACCCTTGCTGATAGGTATCAAGTGATCAACTGTATTGGCTTCTTGACCGCAGTAGTGGCAGGTATTGTAATCGCGTTGCAACACTTGCAATCTAGTCCGCTGATAGTAAGTTGAGTTATATCTTCTACTCAATGCCAGCCCCGAGTCTCAAGGTGATGAAGTGCATCGCAAGCATCTTTATATCTATGCCTTAAGTATTTAATATGCACATCTATTTGCTTCTTAGGGCTAAGGTCTCTATACCAAGTAGAACGCATCTGACCAAGGCCATAGTGAGATCCATTGCGAGCCTTTGGATTCCATCTACTCTCTTTATGAATTAACCAGTTATAACATTGGAATTCTGACCAATCCATTTTATTGTAAGCATAAAGCTTAAGATTCATATCTGCTTTTGATGGGCTTTGATTAAATATTGAAAGTAATGCAGCTATTAACGCTGTAGCCATCAGGCGAAAGCAATGGCCCCCCTCAACCTCTTGGCTTGGGCCAGCTGCGCGCCCGTCCAACGGCGAGAGTGTAGCATCGATGTCAAGTAGGCTGAGCATAAGTGCTGTTCAAAGCGGTGTTCTATCATTCTAACTCCCATATCTTCTTAAATTCTAACTGGCCTGATTGAAACGCGTTCTTAAGCGTTTCCTTGCCCTCACTATGGAACTTAGTAACTAGATAAGGCTCAGCTATACTGCCAACTAGCCATTCAATTCTTTCACCATTTGGATCAATAACATCATCGCCATTTATGTAATGAAACTTATCCAATATCGCATCAATTGACGATTCTCTTACTGTCTCAACTATCTCGCTCGGTATATTGGCTTTTACCCATTTAACGAACTCTTTATCATTCTTGACTACCCACTTAAATTTAGGCTTAGTAGTAGTTACATAAGCGATAACATCATCACCATATTCAGCCTTGACTCTGTCCGCACCTATCTTGTCCATCTCGGTCTGTAAAGCCGCTCTTAACCTATCCTTGGCCTTCTTAGCCTCATCAGCTATTAGGCTGACTGCTGCTAGTTCCAGACTCAGTTCCTTGATTCCCATTCCTGCGCTCCCTTTCTTTAGCTCTTCTTAATCTGACCTCAAGTGATTCCAGATTGATACCGCAATCCCTAGCAATAAACTCCTTATCAAATCCCCACTCCATCAGTTGCCGGATATATCTAATAGAGTGGGATTTGCCTACTTGTCCTTCCCTGCCCATCCATCCCCCTTGAAAATTGCTGGCGTTGGATGCCAGACGCGCCACATAGGCACATCGCAATTATCGCAGGTTACTTCATATTTCTGGACTATTGATGCAACTAGCTCGCGTCTTACATCGCATTTGTCGCATATATATTCATAAATTGGCATTGTATGGCCTTTCCAGGGTCTCATTACCAGTCCAATAGCGTTCTGATATTGATTCCAATCCAGCAGCTAATCGGCATATTCGACATTTTGCTGCCTTCATCTTCCATTTACCACATTGGTCGCACCGGACAATATCGTCTTCCTTAGCCGTTACGCGATCTGATGGATAAATAATTCTTTGCATAAAGCACCTTTGGCATTCAACTAGCCAGACTTCCTCGGGTGCTTCAGCAATATCTGTTGAATCGTATTTATGCAGCTCAATATGCGGAGTAACTAACTTGCAATTTGAGCAGATAAATGGATGAGCATCCGACTTCATTTCTGAAAGACCCAATGCCCATCTGAACCAACTCTCATCCACTTAGCAGGATGACCAGACTTAGGTGTTGGACATACCCAACCCCTATATTCCTTGCCGTCCTTTGTGCCAGTCTTTAGCACCATTGGCCCATCGCCACCAGAGCAAAGAGGAATCTCATCAATTATCTCAGCACCGAATTCTTTAGTTATCTGTGCAACATCCCAGACAATTGGCTCAGGATCATTTGGACGCTGCTCTTTTATGAATTCCGCAAGAGCTGGCTTAGTCGTTTCAATTGCCTTCTTTGGGCTTTGTTTAGTCTTAGCGAAGTATCCAGCGAGGTTAAGTGCGCGTCCCAGCGATCCAGTTTCCGCAAGCTCGAGTGCGTATTGCTTTGACTTAGACTCAGAGGATAGACCTGTTGTCCAAGGATGTGCGTCAGCTTCAGTGCGATATAACTCAGTTTTAATGATATAGACATCGCAATTAGCGACAAGCGACTCTGCCAATATATGCGTTTTAATTCGATAGTCCGGGTAAGCATTTATAAACTCCTTTAATCGGTCTTGAACTGATACATAATCATCAAGGTAATTCGACATTTAACTTCTCTCTCCCTGCGAAATTACTTATCGCATCTTCTAACTGTTCTTTTAATGAATAAAATGTGCCATCTGGCCAGTTCTGTGCTTCATCGGCGCAAGGCTGGCAATAGAACCTGACCTGTGCTTTGCGAAGCGGTGTCTCGCTTTGGACTTTCCAAACTGCTGGAGTCATCGCTCTTAAATCCCAGCCGTTCTTATTTGCTCCCCAGCGATATTTGCAGTAATCGCAGTATTGATTTTGATTATGATTGCGAGTCAGACTCAATGTCGTCCCAATCTTCTGGAGTAGAAAATCTGCATCGACCCAAGATAGCGGCGTATCCAATGAGATCGAGATACGAATCCTCGCGCTCTGGACTTTCCACCATTCTTGAGAGTTTTGTCGCAATAGCAATAAGTGCCAATTCAGATGGGTCTCTGAGCTGAACACCGAGAGCCGTTGCGATTTTGTAAATGCGTAGAAAATTGTGCCTCGGGTCGCCATACTCGATGCCCCTGTCGAATAATGTGTTTCCAGCATCTTCGAGCCACTCACTTAACGATCTCTGTGTATCGGACACTTGACCTTCCTCTCTTATAGCCTTCATTAAAAGCTTTGGCTTTGGCTGAAGTAAATAAACTCCAGACATAAAGGCCGATAAATGGAACTCCAATGATTATTCCTACTACTGCTTCATCAGATAAATTAGGCAACATCTGCGCTCACCCCATATTTATCTAACCAATATGCCGAGATTTCAGCCTTAGATAAACGGCCTCTCAGCTGCTTTTTGCCCATCCGCTCTTTAGCGAATCGCCTGATTATTGATCCCTTAACCCAATTTGTCTCATCAGTCCAAGCCCCTGCTTGAGAATCAAATCGAATAAGAGCTACTTTATTTACCATTTTGCTCCCGTTCTGTAATCCCTAAATGGATTAACGGGCTAAATGTATTTGATTAAATCTATTTAGACAAGTAAGAGCTCGGCGTGTTGGATATCTAGGAAGCCGCATAGCTTCTCAACGCTATGGCCGTTGCTGTAATCGGTCTTATTAGGCAATAGCTTTAATTGCCACTCAGGCTCGTTTATAGCCCCTAAGTCAAACTGGTATATCCCTTTGGGTGTTGCATTGATATAAAGCGTCCTAGACCCCGTCCTAGCCCTTATATCGGCCAGATAATCCCACTTGCGCTTCTCAATCAATAGGCGGTCATAATGGGTTCTGCGGCATTTCATCTCAATAAACGCATCGTGCGTAACGCCATCGTGGCGGTCGGTCGGCGATACTGGCATCAAGTCAGGGTATATGCCCTTGAGTGCCTCAAATAGTTCAACTTCTCTTATGTAGATTAGTTGTCCTCTTCGCCATCTTCCCAACCAATTTTCTTGATTGGGTCATCATTTGGCACTATCCAATCAGGATAAGAACTGCGATCCATAGCAAAAGCCAAGGCTGTGCCTTCGTCCATCCCAGCTCGGCGGCAGGCTTTATAGACTTCATTGGCAGCAATAGCCCAAAAATCAAGCTTTGTTAAAGGCGTTTCTTTAGTAGTTCTGCGCCGCTTAGGTCGCTTCTTACTTACGCGCTTTCGTGTTGCCACTTTTAGCCCCTTTCGCTAGGGCCAATTCTAACCGAGTTTCCAATTTATCAAGGCGCGACACAATGGGCAGATTCTCAAGTTTAATTATGTAGCGCAGGCCAGCAATCATTAGGCCAATTGATCCTAAGACTGATGCTATAAAGCCAGCAACGCTAGTTGCTTCCATTACCGGACGCGTCCGTAACGCTCATAATTAGGGTTAAGCCAATTGATGATGCTAGGCAAGACTGATATTAGCGCCGCATTTGCAATCGCATTTACATCTAGGCCGACTGCTAGATAAGTCGCTAGTGCCGATGCTAGGAATGTCTTTGCCCAGCTCTCTGCCATTTTCTTGAAGTCGCTCATTAGATTCTCCTTCTAACTTAAAGTAACTGCCGTCTTTGTCTCCCAAAGTTGTAAAGCTGATATGGAAATGCGAGCGGTGGGGATTTGGTCCTTTGTATGGTCTGCGCTTCCAACCTAATATTGGGCTCATAATCTTGCCGTCATAGATAATATATTTGATGCGCTTATCGCCCTTCTTAGCGCATTTGCGCAGCTTCTCAACAAGCGCGTAAGCCTCTTCTTTGTGAGCTGATAAATCAGCATCAATATCTAAAGCTCTAACAATCCCTAACTTAGCGTCTGGTATATGGTCAGAATTGCCTTTAGCAAGGTGTCGAGCATCAGCAATCCAGCCATCAGACTTACGGTCGCGATCAGGATAGTCGTCATCTATTTGTGTTCGTAATTGCTGACCAGCTTTGCAAAGTTTGGCCATTAAAGCCCTAAAGCAGTTTTTAATTCTTTAACTGACAATCCAACAAATTGAAGTTTTTCTTCAATCGTCATTTCAGGTTCTTTTTGAGCTTCGTGATTTTTTATGGCATTTTTCAAATCTTCATCCGACGCAGGATTATTTTCGGTCAAACCGACGTATTCAATCTCACCTTTGTCGTTTTTAGTGGCATTTAGACCAAGACCATTAAGTTCTTTGTCCAATTGAGCCAGATTGATTTTTTTATTTACTTTAATCATTATGACCCCATATCAATAACTGAGATATAAACGTTGTAAAAATCGACGCTGCCGCCATCTACACTTTTAATTTGTGCCGTAAATGTATTAGAACCAGCAGTTAAACCTGTAACAATTCTCGCGCTTGTTCCCATTGCTCCATTAATTGTCTGTCCAGAAATACCACCACCTGAATATGCCCAGTCGTTAGAAGCCGCTATTGTCGTTGCACCCGATACTCCAAAAGAAATCAAACCTTGACGTCCAGCAGCATTTCCGTTTATTTGTCCTCGAACCAAAACCAATGCTTTTGTTCCAGTAGTAATTGTTACGGCCGCACTAGAAGTTAAATTGACAAAACTCGTGCTTGTCGTTGCATTTCCAGCACTTGTGCCGACTCCGTTGGTTGGAGTCGAAGCTGCTGGAGTGCTCCAAGCTGGGACACCGCCTGAAACTGTAAGAACTTGGCCGGTGGTTCCAATAGGCAATGCAGTATTTACATTTGCCGTTGCCGATCTATAAGCAAGAGCGCCCGTAGTAGTTTGAGGGTTTAAATTTTTTGTTGTTGTATCTACTGAGCTGCCAAGAGTTCGAATGGCAGATGCGCCATCCTTAACCAGCGCTGTATCGTCTGGAGTAGTCCATCCGTAATTTGTTGTCGTTGCCATTTATTCTCCTATGCCACTATTGTAGCGTTGAGCCAAGTCAAATCGGGCAAAATCGTATTAAAGGTCTCAACGGCTGGGACATCGTTCCAGCGCATTGCTTGGAGACTATAAGCGATAGGGGAGACATTTAAGGTTAGGGTCAATGAATTGAAAGAAGCTACCCAAGACCAGCCCTCGACAAATCCCTGAAGTTCCCCATTGCCCATATTGGCTGGCAAATTAACAATATTTAATGGCATACCCATAAATACGCCTAGAAGAGAATTCCTGTCTGCATCATCAATTTCTGGGCTGCCTATTGGGAAACTAATTGTGGGTAGTTGAAATTCCGGATTGGCTCTAATACTTAAATAAAATGCGGCTTGATCCTCAGCATCAGCTAAATGCCTTAAAGTAGTTTCAACTTCGGCAGCTAACTCACCATAAAGAGCAATTGAATCAAGGTCTGAATCTGTTGCTACTTGGTCGCTATCAGCACCATAAAGAACTGTGAGCGCATTTCTTACATCACCAGCTCGCTTGACTATCTGTAGCCCTGAGCCAAAGGCGTGATTGCCATCTAAATCAACATAGCCATAAGTTGATAAATAATTTGTCCGATGAGTGGAATCTGCGTAGCCAATACGGCCTTCAGAATCTTCATAAATATAACCAAGGCCAGAAGTAGCTGCTGCTGCAACTAAATCATAAACCGTTCCGCTAACCCCTGTTTGACTGTGCAACTCATAATTTCCAGGGGTATCAACCTCACCAAGGCCAGTATTAAGGGCTTCTTCCCATTGCTCGGTCGCATCATAAGTTGCCCAAGTAAGAGCAGCTGGGACTTCATTCCAACTGCCTAAAACTACATCCTCTAATAGTGCCAAAATTCTATCGCCATCAAATTGATGAGCAAAATTGCCAGAAAATACGGCTCTATTTAATCTGGCTAATGCTCCAACGGCTATAATATTTATTCTTTGGGTCAGCGCTGAAGACCCTGAAGTAGCAACCACAACGCTTAAATCAGTAATAAATCCACCAAAAAGAAAGACATAAGTTGCAGAAGCATTTAACACTTCAATTGTTACTGAATCATTAATTTCATAACTGACTTGACTTGAATTAGTCTCTAATAAACTTAAATTGCAATAACCTGCAATGGGTTGAGAATAAATGTCAAAACGGCCTGAGGTAATTGTTAAACCACTTAGAGAAGCTGAGGTAACTGTTGATCCATTTACCTTGACTCGATAAGTCGGACTCCATAGGGTCAAAGTTGTAACCCACCTAGACCGCCGCCATTACGCCTCTGACTACTGTTTAACGCTAAAACAACTGCTCTACTAAAACCTTCTTCATCTATTATGGAAGGAGCATTAACATTTATAATCACATTGCCTCTCTCTTCCCCTCTTCTAAATGCAGCAACATTAAACGGATTGCTCAAACCTTTTAAGAAATTTTCTTGAGTAACTTGCTCAATTAAAGTCGGAGAGCCAGTAAATCCAACACCTGTGCCAGCTGCTGTTTTTAATCCAGCACTAACGCCATTATTTGATGCAGTTCTGCCCGTTGCTATTTTTAGACCGCTACCAGAAGAAGATGCTAAAATCCCAGCATTTATTGCTGCATCACTTACTCCACTAGCTTCAGGAGTATCACCACTACGAGCCAAAGCATTAGCACCAGACAAAACGAGGGCGGCTGCCGCGACCGCTCCAACTCCAAGTAAAGGATTAAGAGCAAATGCTGACGCAACTCCAGCAACTATTGAACTTGCTTTTAATAGATTATAAGCTCTAATAAGCCCATTGATTAATGCAATTGTGGCAGTAACGGCGGCTGCTATTTTTGAAATTACAAATACCCCTGCAATGACGCCAGCAAGAATTAATAGTTCATCTTTAAGATCAACTACTGTATTGATAATGCCATTTATTTTCTTGCCCCACTCAATTGCTGTTTTCTGTGAATCAGTTAAAGCATCATCAAGTTGGCCTTGACCAGTTAAGCCATAAATAAAAGCCTCTAGTGTTGGGATAAAATTTACTAAAAGAAAATCTGTTAATTCTTGAACTACTGGCAGCAATGCTGCTCCAATTGATTCTTTTGCCTCATCAAGAGCAATTTTTACTCGCTCCATTTGTTTTGCTGTTGTCTCAGACTCATTCTCAGCAAAGTTGCCAAAGGTATTGGTAAGCTCTTGGAAAGTTTTATCAAAGCTTTGGCTTTTAAGGGTTGTGCTATCGATGCCTAGACCTAATTTACCAAGGGCTGTGCTGTTGCCATCGTAAGCTCGACCTAAAGCATTTGCTACTGCTTCAAGTGGCTTGCCCGTTGCTGCACTTAAATCAAGTGCTAAATTTAGCAATTTCTGTGCATCTTCAACATCATTGGTTGAGCGGACTAATCTGCTAAATGCTGGGCGAAGTTGATCATCAGTAATGCCAACGGCAATTGAGGTCTTTGTAATATATGCCTCTACCCCTGCAATCTGGGCATCAGTTGCAGCAGTAGTGTTTTTAATAGTTTCGGCTAATTTGCGCTGAGCAGCCTCATCTTCGGAAGCAGCTTTAACCGCGCTTACTGCAAATGCGCCAATTGCTGCGCCAGCAGCGGCAAATGCAAGTGCTGCCTTCTTGCCAAATTCAGCAGCTCGCTCACCGATAGAATCAATGTCTTTTGAGCCTGCTTGCAACTTCTTTTGAAAGTCAGCTGTGTCGGCTAATAGTTTAAGCGTTAAGGCTCTTGAGTCAGATGCCACTTATGCCCCACTTGTCTAGAATGCGATTAAATGCTTCGCTCCATTGCTTAACTATATTCCTTTGCTCTTTACGCAAAGTTGGATAAATAAACCATCCGCGAGAGCCGCGACCTTGTCTGCCGGAGTAGCTAGGGAATTGCTTAAATTTATTAGAACCAAATTCATAGCCAGCCCATAATTGTTGAGTCGTTGCTCCACCGCTAAATCTTTGACTAGCAAAGCCATATCTAATTTCGCCAGTAGTGCTAGTCTTGCTTACTTTGGAGCCGCTGACGATACGATTGATTGCAGCTTGGCCATTTAACCTACTTGCTGCCGCTGTAGCAATTTGACGCTGTAAATATGTGGCAAGATTATTAGATGACTCGCGAGCCTCGGCTTTGGCTTCGTCTCCAAGCAAGGTAAAGGCTTTATAGACTTGTCGGAGTTCTGTCCGATCAAATGCTGATACTTCCTCAGCCATCCTTGTTCATCTCCTTAATCAGCTCGACTGCCGTTGCTACATCGTCCCAATCATCCCAATACTGGATTGGGATACCAGTCTTAAGAGCAACTATTACTAATAGCCGCCTTACGCTGTCGGGCTGATGGCTTTTGGGTCATCGTTGCCTGTCTTAATGTCGGCAACTGTTTCCATCCATACTTCAAAGCTCTTTACTGGCTTACCAGCGCTTTCGCGTTTGTAAGCGTTATAGGCCAAGAACATTAAGTCCCAGATGCCTATATTTTCTTGAGCCTTGGTAATAGTGTGTCCAGTTGCCTTTTCCCACTTAGCCCACTCTGGCGGTTGGGCAATATAAGTTGCTGATTCGCCAGAGTTATATTCAATTGTAATTGATAATTTCATAGCTCCCGATGCTCCGATCTCTTAACTAAAGGTTTCTGTTGGAGTTCCAATTACTGTCATTGTCCAAGTGTCAGTTAGCGCTCCTGGTGCTGCGCCGCCTGCTGCTGGAAAGACTGGCAATACTGTAAAAGCAAAAACTGCTCCTGTAACTGCCGTAAATGAAACATTGAGCGCTGTGTTAGGTGCTGCTTCAGCATCAGTCCACATTGCTTCAAATAGTGAGCTAGCAGCTCCCCAATCCTGTAGCAATTCAATTGTAAATGTCCATTGCTTATCAACGGACTTATAAGCGCGACCATCAAGGGTTTGATAAGTCTCGATAATAGTTTCGCAGCTTAGGACTGCGCTTGTTGTCTGGGCGTCATAAGTAGCGCTATCGAGTGTAAAGGTTACATCGCGCCCAGTTATTACTGTAGTTGGCATTTGGGTCTCCTATGCGGTTTGCTCGTAGCGGACGCTCAAGCGTATGTCTGATACCAGCAGGGTTGTTGTCCCTACTGTTGTTATTGACGGCTGACTGACTGTCGATAACTCATACTTGGACGCTGAAAGAGCGCCAAGAATACTAATTACTAATTGCTCTAAATTGTCTAACGATGCAGGGTTGCTAAAATACGCAACGCAAGCCGTTACTGTGTAATTTAATTTTACGCGAGTAGATGCTTTGCCAATTAACTCAAGTTCCATATAAGGCGAGTCTGGAACTACTACCACTGCGGGGACTATGACTGTCTCTGGCGCGTGATCATAAACATTGGCAGTAACGCCAGCTAACGCAGTCTTTATAGCGCCTCTTACATCGGTTGCAATACTGGATGCTGGCATTAGCCCACCATCGTTTCAATATCAAGATATGGGCCAAGTAATCCAGTTACTTTGGCAAGTAAATTCTTAGATAGGCGGTAAGGCGTAACCGCAAAGTCAATGCCTTCTATTGATCCGCCAGCTGCGGTTCTGGATTGGAAGATTTCAACGGAGATAGCCAAAATAGCAGCTTCAGCATTGGGGTTTCCGACATAGGTTGATAGTCCAGATAGCGCAGCGTTTCCGGCTGGGATAATATTTTTTTCCAATATGTCTGCATTGGTGATAGCGACTGTAAATACATAATCGGTAATTTCGTCATCGGTTACTGTGTGTGTGCCGTTAAATGGTGATCCGCAGCCAGTAATAATTACGGATTGGCCTTCGGTAAATTCGTGAATTGTTGCAGTCTCAAAGTAAGCAACATTTGTGGTTAGCGTTACTTTGTTAATCTTGCTTTGGAAAGTAACTAGCATTGGTAGAACTAGATTCTCAGACGCATCCACAATGTCGCCTAAATAGGCATCTGAATATAGGGATGACGAAACGCCAAGAATGGTCCTAAGCTCTGAAGCCGTAACTATTGTTGGCATCTCGTCATCCTTTCAAGCAGTTAGGTGAGTGGCCAGCTCGGGAGCGGACTGGCCCTCACTATTAGGGGTTTTATCAGGTCTTATTGATCTTAAATGCGCCAGCACCAATCTTTGTTGCAATTGCGCCGTAGCCATAAAGCGATACATAGACCTCACCACTTGCAATTACATCAGCGCGCAACTGGAATGTTGGGCTTTCGTAGAATGTATATGCAGCTGGATTGACAATAATCATTGAGCCATCTGTATCAGTTGTAGCTGCTGTGTTAGCAGTTACATATAGATCAAGACCTGCGACATTTCCGCGGACGCTTGTTGGCGCAACTACGCCGCCTGCGTTCTGTGGAACTTGCGCGTTGTAAATTGGACGGCCACCATCATTAAGAGTCATTAAGTTAGCCCATTGAGAAGTGTTAGCAATAATATTGCGAGCAAATCCCTGAGTTCCGCTATAAACCGATGCAGCGCCGCGAGATACAAATCCGAGAAGCTCTGAAGCTGTTGGATATGTAGCAAGTGTGGTTGCGTCAAGGGTTGCGCCAGAGATAAGAGCGGCATTAACTGCGGTGTCAGTAACCTTTGCGTATGCAGCAGACATATTGTTTAGCAACTCAGTTAAGAATAATGGTGAGCTGCGATCTAATAGCTCAACGCTAAACTTCTGAGCGCCTGAATACTTCTTAACTGTAACTGTTACGAAAGCTGCGTTTTGGTCAGTCTCTGATGGTGCGCCTGCCTCTGCAACTTCTGCAACTGTTGGCATAACAGTAATCTTAGGAATTTCGAAGGACATTCCAGCATCAGGAAGGACGCCCGTCGTAATCGCATCTATGTTACTTCTTGTTGTGTTAGCGAGTCCGTTGATGACTTCGCTTAGCTGGCGTGTTGGGACAAGTCCAGCGTTGTCGGTTGTATCAGCGGCAGCTGCTACATATTGACGAGCAGACTCGTCTCCTAATGTGGCCTTAATTGTGGCCTCTAGGTATTTCACTGGTGAAGGATCAAGTCTTGGACGCGTATAGAACGCTGGCCTTGGACTTGTCGCTTCAACCTTGGCTGCTTCTACCGCTTCTTCAACGGCAGGAGCAGGAGCGGTAGTGTCAGACACTTGGTCTCCTTCGGTTGGTTTGTCTGAATCAGCGGTTGCCAAATCAGAATCTTTAACTTCTTCTTTAGATGCTGCTACTTCTTTTACTCGAGCAGAATCAATTGCTGGATCAGTTACTAGGGATACCTCATCTAAAGTAGCTGAAGTAATTTGCATAACACCCTTAACATTTGTCCATTCATTAATTTGAGCGCCTACGCTAAATCCATCGCGTAGCCCTTCAGTTGCTTCAACTAAAGCATCTTCTCCAGCCATAGTATTTGCAATCTTAAAAGTTGCTTCAATGCCATCTCTAGTCTTTTTGTGTTTCATCATTTTGCCAATTGGTCGAGTGCGGTCGTGCTCTAAGAGCAGCTTTACATCCTTCATCTCAATAGAATCTTCTGCAAATATTGTCGGGCCAACGGAAGTATTGCCTTGCTCATTCCAAGTAACAATCGTCCCAGTTATGGTTCTCTTAATGGTATCGGCAGCCGTAACTGCCATAGGCATATTAATCTTCATTTGTTATTAAATCTTCCTCTCGCTGAATTTGCTCAACGCTCATCGCGCCAATGCGGTTTAGGATTTCATAAACTTGCGCTCTCTCTAACGCGTTGCCGCGTAAGAAATCGTCAAGTGCAAAGCGCGTCATTACTGGGTTAGGCACAAAGTCCGGCAACGACAAGCGTTCCTCAATCGCTTTAAGTATTGGGCGAAGTGAGAAATCAACTAGTGAGCGCCGCTCTGTAACCGCGTTTGAGTATGTCATTGAAGTTTGCTCGGCGCTCAAGAAGTATGCAGGGATGCCGCAAGCTCTGGCTAATTCTAGCGCTACATATTGACGCGCCTCAGCAAGCTGCATTGACTTAGGGTCAAATCCAAATTCTTTAAGATCAACATCTGCATTTAGGAATGCAGTTGATCTTGACTGCCTTGCGGTTTTCCAAGCACTTAAAAGCGATGAGATGCGTTCAGCTGTAAGATTTGTGCCATTAGATTTAAGGACCATAGTTGGAGCAGGTTCTTTAGCATAATTAACTGCCGCGTTTTCTAAATAAACTGCTGCTTGAATGGTTTTACCAGCGCGATGCAATAAACCTTCATCTGGGCCATCAAATCTAATAATTGAGCCAACGCCAGAAATAGGAACTGCTTTGCCATCTACTTTATATCCTGTAATAGTATCGGTCTGCACTTCCGTATCTACCGAAACGCGAGTAGGTCTAATTCTTGTCCAAGCTCTAACGCGACCGCCATCTGTTGCTGAATACATTTCTAATACTTGGCCATAACCTGCGCCATATAGCCAAATATCTTCTGCAAGCCAGCAATAAACTACAAAGCCTGCAACTCTTGGGTCTGGCTGATTAATGACGCGATGTGGATCAACATACTCGCCAGTTATGCGATTAAAAGTTGTTAAAGGTAATGAGCCAATAGTTCCGCAAATAATATTGCGAGCGCGAGCTACTGATGGGACTGACATTGCAAGTGCGCGAGTTGTAGAGAGTGGAGTTCCGAGAACGGAGAAGTAATCAAGGTTCTGAAGCGGTTGCAAATTAGCAGCTTGGACATCAGTTACCATTGCAGGCTTTGCAGCTTGAACGCTTGGAAATAGGAAATCTCTTATAGCACCCATTGCTTACATTGTAAGCGAGCCTACTTACACTATTTGAATATCTACTCCGCTTTCAGCCATCGTTGCGTAATGTGTCGCTAAGGCTGAAGCAATTGCTCCGCAGATTGTAGTATTACTTACCTTGCGACCCATTACCCATCCGCCATCACCGAAAGGGAGTTTGACGGCGGATAGGCATTGCTTGGTCAGCTCTTCCTGTCCCGAGTGAGCTAACCGCTGAGATGAAATTGCTCCCAGTAATTCATCGCAGCTTTGGGCATAATCAAGGCCGTCTATTGGCTCGACTCTTATTCCAGCAGGAGCTAACCTAGCGGCTACCGCTGACGCCGTTCTAGCTGAATAGGCAACTAGCTGAACTGGGTATTTTCTAACCCATTCGGCAACATCATTGGCCATTGCTTTATCATCCAGATTGGCAGGGTTATTCCAAGTCTGTAGCAATATGACTTGGAACTTATCGCCTTCAAGTCTCTGGCTGGCAACTAGCGCAGCTTGCTTTCTATCAGGGCTTAGATCAATAGCCAGCCAAGTATCTGATTCAGGGTTGAGTCGAAGTCCCTCAACTTTGCAACTTTCCCATTGAGATGGATTGATAACTGGGTTAATCGTATCAACCCATTGGCATAAAACTTCTGTGCGCACAATATCTTCGGGGTCTGATAAGACGGCCCGAATATTATCTGGATGAACTGTGATGCCGAGTGATGGATTAGCTTGGCAGACACCTAGCCAGAAGGTTGGCGAGTTATCAAATTTGATACCAGTCGGCGCTGACCATTCGAACCAACCAATATCATCATTGGCTCCATAGATAGCAGCCATTGCTCTTTCCCTAAGTTTATTTAGAACGATTGAGTGTTGATCTCCAGCATTTGAATAAACCCATATTTGAGGATTGGCTGAAGCCATTTGGGTATATCGCAAAGCAGACCAGACATCTTCGTCTTTATATTCTCTAGCTTCGTCTAGGTGTATCGTTTCTGGAGCTGCAATGCCTCGACCAGCAGAGTTATTCGCCCTGACGATATATCGGCGGCCTTCAGTAAATTGCAGTTCCTGGAATCCCTTGCTTTCTAGCTTCTTCGTAAATTCAGCAGCTAGCCTAGGATTCTGTTCAATAATTCCATAGATTTTATAAAATAATTCAGCTGAAGTAGTTAGCTTATGAGCCGTATGGACTTGCAATTTTTCTTTCAAAACATAGATTCTAAATAGGATTTGAAGCGCCATAAAGGTCGATTTACCCTGCTGACGAGCGCAAAGTAAAGTAACTACTGGGTGGGCCCATCGGCCATCAGGTTTATATTTAAGCGAATGATGAGCAAGCCATTGCTGCCAAGGCATCAGTTCAAAGCCAATTTCCTCGCAGAATTTAATCATTTGCTCGCCATAAGAGGGTAAATCATTGAGTTTAGTGTGGATTCGCGGTTCTGGCACACCTCGGTAAGCCGATTCGTCCCGAAGGCGGACAATCTCTCCCAATTCCGCCATTGCGATTTCTTTCATTCCGAATAGTGCCTAGCCGA